CATACGATAATTTAGTAACTGATATTAGAAACTACACAGAAGTAGATGCTAATGTATTAACTGCAGCTATTTGTAATAGAATTATTGAAGACGCTGAATTTAAAATTTTAAGAGATGTACCTATTGATGCATATAAAAAACAAAAAATCGGTAATTTAGTTACTGGACAAACAACTATAAATGTCCCTGCAAAAACTTTATTTGTAAAAGGTGTGCAGGTCTATGAATCAACATCAGCAGCCACAGGGGCTAATACTTGGTTAGAGAAAAAAGATGAAACTTATTTACAAGAGTATATTCCAGCTGAGACTTCAACAGGAACACCTAAATACTATGCTATGTTTGGTGGTGCTACGGGCGTCTCAGATACTACGTCAGGCCGTTTAATGCTAGCTCCGGCACCTAGTAGTACATTTAAATTTAAAATACATTATGAGGCTATTCCAGATGGATTATCTAGTTCAAATACAACAACTTATATAAGTCAATACTTTCCAAACGGCCTATTATATGCATGCTTAGTAGAAGCATATGGGTTTTTAAAAGGTCCAATAGATATGTTGACACTATATGAAAATAAGTATAAACAAGAGATACAGAAGTTTGCTGCAGAGCAACTTGGTAGACGTAAAAGAGACGACTACACGGATGGAACAGTTCGTATACCAGTCCCTTCTCCGTCACCGTAATTAGGAGAATAAATTATGGCAATAACATCGGCAATTTGTACAAGTTTCAAAGTAGAAATTTTAAAAGGGGTGCACGACTTTACAGCATCTTCTGGTAATACGTTCAACTTGGCTTTATACACAAGTTCAGCTTCATTAGGAGCTGCTACTACAGCTTACACAACATCAAACGAAGTATCAGGATCTGGATACACAGCAAAAGGAAATGCACTTACGAGTGTTACACCAGTTGCTGACAGTACAACTGCAGTTTGTGATTTTGCAGATACTAGTTTTACATCTGCTTCTTTCACAGCGAGAGGTTGTCTAATATTCAATGATTCAGCTACAGGTGATCCAGCAGTTTGTGTAATTGACTTTGGTGCAGATAAAACTGTAACAAGTGGAACTTTTACAATTCAATTCCCGGCGGCAGACGCATCAAACGCGATAGTCAGAATAGCATAAGGAGGAACTCCTTATGTCAACAACCTGGGGACAAAATTCTTGGGGTGATAACTCGTGGCAGTCAAATACTGTTACAATAACTTTAACTGGTCAATCAGCAACATCTTCAGTAGGTCAAGCAGATGGTTTTAATGAAGCCGGATGGGGTAGACAAGCTTGGAATAACTCTGGATGGGGTGTTGCATTTTCTCAAGAACTTGGTGGTATTGCTGCAACAACATCCGTTGGAACGGTAGTAGCAACAGAATTATTACAACTTACTCCAACAGGTCAATCAGCAACTTCATCATTAGGTGATGTAACATCTACACCTAACACAATAGTAGCTCTTTCTGGACAATCAATAACATCATCAGTTGGTTCAGTTGTATCTTTTAATGCTCAAGGTTGGGGTAGAGATGCATGGAATGATGAAAACTGGGGCGAGAACGCAACCACTGTAATACCAACAGGTCAATCAATGACAGCTTCTGTTGGTACAACAATAGAAGCATATAACGAAGTAGGTTGGGGCCGTGATGGTTGGGGTGAAGAATTATATGGTCAAGCAAATGACTTTGCAATAATTTTAACAGGTCAATCAACTACGTCTTCTGTAGGTTCATTATCTCCGGCAGATGTAATGGGAGTAACGGGACAGTCTGCAACAGTAAATCTTGGTTCAGCTGCTATGATTGGAGATGTTACAGTGACTCCGACAGGTCAATCATCAACATCTTCACAAGGATCATTATCTCCTGCAGATGTAATGGGATTAACTGGAGTCTCTTCAACAGCTTCTGTTGGAGCATTAACACCAGCAGACGTGATGGGTGTAACTGGAGTAAGTGCTACAGTATTTTCAGGAAGTACAGAGATAACTACAAATCCTATAGTTATACCTACAGGTCAATCAATGACGTCTTCGGTTGGATCATTATCTCCTGCCGATGTAATGGGTGTAACAGGTGTATCTTCAACATCATCAATTGGATCAGTATCGAATATAATTGACGTAACACCTACGATAACAGGTCAATCTGCAACTGTTTCTGTAGCTGCATTTGGCACTGCTAAAGGCTTTGGAATTCAAGCTTATCAAGATGTTGACACAGGTTCAAATACATCGTATACAGATGTTGCAACAGGCTCAAATACAAGTTATACTGACGCTGCATAGGAGAAAAATATGGCATCAACATTTACACCTTTAGGTATAGAACTCCAGGCAACTGGTGAAAACGCTGGTACATGGGGTACTAAAACCAATACAAATTTACAAATTTTTGAACAAATTTCAGGCGGATTTACTCAGCAATCAATCGCTGGTGGTGCACAAACAACTACATTATCAGTTTCTGATGGATCAACTGGTGCAGTTTTATCTCACAGAATGATTGAATTTACAGGGACAATTACAGGAAATCAGATTGTAACAATACCTTTAGATGTTCAAACCTTTTATCTTTTAAGAAATTCGACTTCAGGTGCTCACACTGTACAATTTAAATACGTATCTGGATCAGGAGACACATTTACATTTGCTACAACAAATAAAGGTGATGCAGTTGTTTTTGCTACTGCAAACGATGGAACAAATCCTGATATTTTAACTGTCAATACAGGTATTAAAAATGTTGTTGAAGATACTACACCTCAATTAGGTGGTGACTTAGATGTTAATGGAAATAATATTGTTTCTGTTTCAAATGGAAATGTTAATATTGCACCAAATGGAACAGGTGTTGCCCAAGTAAGTGGATCTGCAATTAAAGTTGCAGGTAAAGAAACTATTTGGATACCAGCTGTTGCTATGTATCCTAACACTACAAACGGTGCTGCGGATCTTGCAAAAGTAGAATTATCCAATGGACCAGAAATTAATACATTAGACTTTGATAAAGATTCAGATGAGTTTGCACAATTTGCTGTCGCATTTCCTAAATCATGGAATGAAGGCACGGTAACTTTTCAAACATTTTTTACAGCAGATAGCACAAACACTGGTAATGCAGTTTTTAAATTACAAGGTGTTGCTCTAGCAGATAATGGAGATTTAAATACAGCTTTTGGTACAGCAGTAGGTGTGGCTAAAGCACATAGCGGTACAGCGAACGATTTAAATGTAGCGACGGAAAGTGGCGCAGTAACTATTGCAGGTTCACCTAGCACAGATGAATATGTATTTTTTCAGATATTTAGAGATGCGAATGATGGCGATGATACTTTAACAGCTGATGCAAAACTATTAGGTATAAAATTATTCTTCACTACTGACGCTGCTAACGACGCATAATAGGAGGATAAAGAAATAAAATGGCTCACTTTGCAAAGTTAGATGACAATAATGTTGTTATTGCAGTTAATGTTGTTGGCGATTCAGATTGTCTATTAGACGGAGTAGAAGATGAAGCTACTGGAATTTCTTTCTTAACTAGTCTTACAGGTTATTCAAAGTGGAAACAAACTTCCTATAATACACATGAAGGAAAGTATTATAATCAAGATGGATCATTACACGATGATCAAACAAAAGCTTTTAGAGGAAATTATGCTGGAGTAGGAAGCATTTGGGATGAGGCAAATAATATATTTATTCATCCACGACCTTATGCAAGTTGGACTTTAAATACAACAACTGCAACATGGGAACCACCTATTGACTATCCTACAAATAGTCTTAGAATGGAGTGGGATGAAGAAAATCAACAATGGATAGAGGATTAATAAATGAGTTTTGGATATCAATTACTTGGTTTTGGATCTGGCGGAGGCGTTAAAAAAAGAATCGTAGCAACTGGAGGAACCGTAACAGAAGACGGAGATTTTAAAATCCATACATTTACAAGTGGTGGAACATTTGATGTAACAGAAGCGCCAACAGGCGAAACTGTAGATTTTATGGTTGTAGCTGGAGGAGGCGGAGCAGGTTGCAGAATGGGTGCAGCAGGCGGAGCTGGCGGAATGAGGTTTTCATTTCCTAATGCTGAAGGAGCTGGAACACCTGTAAGTGTGCAAGGCTATCCTGTTACTATCGGAGGCGGTGGATCAACAGCCGGAAGTAATAACAACGTAGCAGGTCAAGCAGGTCAAAATTCTTCTGTATTAGGGTTTTCATCAACGGGAGGCGGTGGAGGAGCATCTGGATTTGGAGGTGCAAGAACAAGCTCAAACGGTGGATCTGGTGCAGGTGGCGTCCAAGGAGGCGGAGCGACATCAGGTAACGCTGGTGGCTTTAGTCCCCCAGAAGGAAATGGAGGATCTGGTCACCAATCAGAAAACTCTGCTGGTGCGGGTGGCGGACATGCTGATGCAGGTCAACCAATGCCCGGTGGTAGAGGTGGTAATGGTAGTCCAATAACAATTAGAGGAAGTGAACAATTTTTTGCTGGCGGTGGCGGTGGTTCTGGTAGACCAGACCAAGGTAACCCACCAGGCGGTAATGGGGGCCAAGGTGGCGGTGGTTCTGGAACAAATAGTCCTAACAGACCAGGCGCTCAAACTGGTTCAAATGGAGATGCAAACACCGGTGGCGGTGGAGGCGGTGGAGGATTTACACCTCACGTTTCAATTGCTGGTGGATCAGGCGGATCAGGTATTGTAGTTGTAAGATATATATTTCAGTAAACTTGACTTTAATATAGTAGGATATATATTGTTGAAAGAATGCAATCGAAAGAAATAATACTAACTAAACAAAAAATTATTGTAGGAGACATACGTACTCCTAATCTTACTCTTGATACAGATAAACTTAGTCAAAGTCTTAGAGACGATTTTAAAAAAACAACTTTTGATATAACCAATAAATTTTATGATATTCCAATATCATATCACGGACAACATTCTTGGATATATGATTTAATACAACAACAGATATATGCGTACCATAAAATAAATTATCATAATTTAAAAACATGGGGAAACATAGAGGGTTTTCTTGAATCATCTATTTCAAGAAATAATTTATTTCTTGAGGATGTACATAATCAACCTTGGTATACTTTAATATACATATTAAAGGCAGGTGAAAATTCTGGTGAATTAATTTTAAAATATAAAAAACCAACACAAAGAGATTTTTACGAACGCCTTCATGTGCAGGAGGGAAATTTTTATTTATTTAATTCTAATATAGATTACTATTTCTCTAAAAATTTCGATAAAAAAGATAGGGAATATATTACTTGGACAACTATTGAACAGTAATGATTCTACAATATCCATATTATTATTTTACTAGAGCCATACCCGAACATATTTGTGATTCTTTAATTAAAAAATATACAGGATTTAAAAGTAAAAAAGGAACTGTAAAGGGACCTGATAGTAAAGTTAGAAATTCTAATGTAACGTTTTCACATGATAAAGAACTTTATGACATGATACACCCTTTTATTGATCAAGCTAATTTTAGAGCTGGTTGGAATTTTGATATAGATCACACAGAAACTGTTCAGTTTACAAAGTATACAACTAAACAATATTATAATTGGCATCAAGATACTACTTACGAGGTGTACCCTGATAACCATAATGATATAAACTATAGAGGTAAAATTAGAAAAGTAAGCACGGTTATTTCTCTAACTGATGGATCTAAGTATAAAGGTGGAGATTTTCAAATTGATTTAAGAGATGGTAATGCAAAAGGTGATAAAGAACCTAGAAGTGTTAGAAACGTTATTACTATCAAAGAGCTTAGAGAAAGGGGGACAGTTGTGGTTATGCCATCTTTTATTTGGCATAGAGTCCAACCAGTTACCAAAGGAACAAGATATACTTTAGTATCATGGACTTTAGGTAAACCCTGGAGATAAAATGACTGAGTTTGATAAGAAAGGATACGTGGTTGTTAGAAAAGCATTGGCCAAAACAACTGCAAAATTTTTATATAATTATCTAATATTAAAAAGAGAGGTATGTAAATTTTTAATGTTTAATAATTATCCTCACATGACCTTTGAAACATACGGTGGTTTTGAAGGAGAGGGAGATATGATACCTGATACTTATAGTGCGTATGCCGACATAGCCATGGAAACATTATTACTTGCAACAAAACCGATTGTTGAGAAGACTTTAAAGATGAGGCTGTATCCAAATTATTCTTATGCAAGACTTTACAAAAAGGGTGATATTTTAAAAAGACATAAAGATAGATTTAGCTGTGAGGTATCTACCACTATTTTTTTAGGAGGTGCTGAGTGGCCTATCTTTATTTCTAAATCAAAAAAAGAAAATACTAGAGGTTTAAAAGTTAATTTAAAACAAGGCGATATGTTAATCTATAGAGGTATAGATAGAGAACATTGGAGAGAAAAACTAGAGGATGTCCAATCCGGTCAAGTTTTTTTACATTATAACAATGCAGAAACAGAAGGAGCTGAACAAAATAAATATGATACAAGGCCTTATGTCGGAATCCCAGAATCATTTAAAAAATTTAAATAATATTTTTAAAAAATATTTATCTGATATCCACTATCCATCAAAACAAGAAGAAAAAGATTTGTGGGATATTTCTGGAATATTAAAAAATAGATTAAATGAAAAATTAAAATTTGATACTAGACCAATAAAAAAAGAAGGTTTTAAAATAGGTAATTTTAAAAGTAAGGCAGATAAAATGGTATTTCATATTAATAAAAAATGGATTATAATAGACGTTAAAGAGCTACATAATTATATAAAGAAGAATGATATGAAAGACGTTAATATAAAAGAACTTATCTCTAATCTAGATTGGAATATTATACTATGATAATTATAGACCAACACGTAGAGGATGAGTGTTTAACAGATTATTTTTTTATAGAGGGCACTATTGATCTTAATGCTGAATATTTTATAGAAAAAATTAAGTTAGGTTTTCAAGAAGATGCCAACATGGCTTTCAAAACAAATGTAAGAGACCTTATGACTTCTTATACCTATTTTAATGATGATGAAGAGTTTTCAAAAGTTCTACAAAACTTTATAAAATATATTGATGATAGAATGAAATTAAATAAATACATACTTCAAGACTCATGGGGTTATTGTGTTAGAACAGGAAATAAAACTTTATTTCATACCCATAAACCTTCTATTTGGTCAGGTGTTTTTTATTTAAACGATCATCCACAAACATTAGATTTTCCACAGATTAAGAAAAAAATAAAACCTGCAAAAGGCAAGTTCGCTTTGTTCTCTTCTTTTTTAGAACACGGTTGCAAAAAACATAAATCAAAAGAAACAAAATGGGGAGTAAGTTTTAATCTATCTTCCACGTCTATGAAATAAAATGCTAAAAGAAAAAACTGAAGTATTGGGTATACCTTTCTATAGATTTTATTACACAAAATCTAAAATAGATAAAATTAAAAAAATCATTGAATCTCAACCTTATATAAAAAATCCTGAAAATTATATCTGGGCTTATACAAAAGATGAAGGTATGCAAAAGATGTTACATCACTTACCAGAGTTAAAAAGTTTTTTTGGTTGGGTGCACGAGTGTCTGCAAGAAGTTGCAAAAGATTTAAAACTAACTGTCCCTTTAATAATAAATAGTTCATGGTGTAATATGAATGGTAAGGGTAATTCTTTTCATGGTCATACACATCCTAACGCTTTTGTTAGTAGCAACTATTATGTATCTGGTTGGAAAAAAGATCATACTGTTTGGCATTTAATAAATCCATATTTTGATAACAATATATTTCCATTAAGCCATCAAGACTACAGCAATCAAGAATATAATTTAAAACATTTAGAACCAACTGAACCTGGTAAGTATATTGTGTTTCCACCAAAAATTTATCACTATGCTCAACCAAATACTAAAGATGAAACAAGATATACAATAGCAGCTAATGCTTTTCCGAGTGGATTAATATCTTGTGGTGGAGTAAACGAATTAAACATAAACACAATAGATAAAAAATAATGATCCCGTTACTAACGGAAACTTTTTTAAACTATTTAAAAAAATTAAATATTAAAAATAAAAAATATTTAGAGATTGGGTCTGGTGATTCTACTGTATATTTCTCTAAGTATTTTAAAAGTGTGTCTAGTTTAGAGCATGATGAGGAGTGGTTTAATAAAATTAAAAAACAGAATATTAAAAATGTGAATATCTCTATGTTTAATAAAGACAACATTAAAGGTTTATTAGATTTAGAATTAAATAAAAAACCAGATTTTGTTATGATCGATAATAATCCTCATGTAGTGTCTAGATTTGATATAGC